CCCAGGCTGGAGCGTGACTGGTCGTGAGCAGGAATACGAAAACATCACGACCAAGGACGAGAACAACCAGAACGTCACGACCAAGCGCCCTACCGGCAACACCATCCTGACCGTGCAGTCGCCGGACGGCTCGCAGCACGACTCGATCACTGTCGGGTCCGGGGATGACGCGACGGTCAAAGGCGGCAAGGTCATTACGGTCGTCAAGGGTGCCCAGCAGAGCCATCCCGTGGCGGCGACGTCCACCCCGGCCAGCGGGCTCGAGCGGCTGGACGAGAATCTGAACGTCATCCCGCCTGGCTCGAGCACGCCGACGGTCTACGTCCGCGACCCCAAGGCGCCGCCAGGCACCCAGCCGTTCAAGGTCGATCCGAACGTCAAGACCGACCCGTCGACGTGGACGCCGATCACCGACCCGAACGATAAGAGCGACAACCCGCGCGTCATCGGTCTGTGGGACCCGGCCAATAACAAGGTGGGCGCCAGCGTCTCTGCCCAGGCCGGTGCGAAAACCTCGGACCCTGGCAAGTGGACGCCGGTGTACCGCACGCCAGGCGATAGCGGCAGCGGCGTGGTCGGCCAGTGGGACCCGGTCAACAGCGAGCTGCACGCGGTGTCGAGTGCCCCCGATGGGACGCAGATCGTCGCCACGCCGACGGCGATCTACACGCTCGACAAGGCCACCGGCAAGGTCATCAACACCCAGGAGGTCGCCCAGGGCGACGTCAACAAGCAGGCCGTCTCGAGCGGCGGCAAGATCTACGTGTTCGATCCGAAGACGGGCACGCTGACACTGCCAGACAACGTGCAGGCCGCGGCGACGGTGGGCAACAGCACCACCCTCAAAGACCTGGTCTGGTACGACGACCAGGGCAACGAGGTCAGCCGCACGCCCAACCCGAATTATGGGAAAGCGCCGGTCACCGCGCCCACGCCGAACACGGTTGCACCCTATATCCAGGTTCCCGATCCACAGAATCCGTCGCAACTGATCTGGATCGAGAACAAGGGTCAGGTGACCGCGAGCGCCGCGCTGCAACAGTTGGCGGCGCATCTGACTGGCCAGGTGGTGGACAAGAAGATCAGCGTCGATGAGGCCAAGACGCTGATCGACGCGGCCAACCAGCGCATGACGGCCGACACGGCCCAGACCAACGCGGAGACGGCCCAGCAGCAGAACGTCACGACCGCCGCGGGCGACATCCTGAGCAACACGCGCGGCAACGCCCAGACGGGCGCTGGCCTGTTGCAGCAGCGAGCTCAGACGGCCAGCGGGATGCTGCAGAACATCCTGGGCCAGGCGACCGGCGCCAAGAACCTGATGTCGGCGCCGGCCGGGCTCGGCGAGCAGCTCGTGGGTGGCATCGGGGGCTGGACGGCGGACATGATGGGCGGCCAGAGCACGCTCGATTCGGCGGCGCGCATGGTGCAGATGGCCGATCCGTCGAGCAACATGGCCGATCCCGCCACCCAGACCGCGGTGGGCGTGCTGCAGCAGATGCTGGACAAGTACCACCAGGTGACGGGCTCACCGCACCCCGCGGTTGCGGCGACCAACGCCGCGCAGCAAAGCGCACAGAATGGTGGTCTGACGGCGCCGGTCACGACGACCACGCAGCAGACGCAGCCGGCACCGCCGGTGCAGCAGCGGACGACCTACGGAGGTCTGGCGCAGGGAGGCGCGAACATGGGTGGGATGAACCTGTACCCAACGCCAGGCTCGCCAGGGATGCCGATCAGTGGTCTGGCACAGGGCGGGTTGCAGGGCATGCCAGGATTTGTCGCTCCAGGTGCGCCCGTCAAGCCACCGCCAATCACGGTCACGGTGGGCTAGGTCATGCCAACGTATACGCTCCCAGATCCGTCAGGCAGTGGGTTCATCAATGCGTCCGGCAACACGCTGCAGGAAGCCGAGCAGACGGCTGCCACCGCGCGCGGCATGGCGTCGTGGACGGGCGGCAGCTACGGTGCCGACAGTTCGCCGACCGGGACGCAACAGGCCGGCAGCGGCGGCGGTGCAGGCGGCGGTACGCCCGGCGGCGTCGCACAGACGGTAACCCAGCAGTCGGGCCAGCAACTGGCCGCGGGCATCAACAGTTTGCTCGGCGCCATCGCGTCGGGCAACAAGCAAGCGTTCGACGAGCAGGTCCGCGAGTTCGACGCCACGTTCGGTCTGAATAAGGACCAGTTCAACCAGAACGTCAGCGAGTACAACCAGAACCTGGCGGTCACCCAGGCGGGTCTGACAGGCCAGTACAACGGCCAGCAAACCCAGCAGGCGCAGCTTCAGGCGTACAACGAGGCGATCGGCGCCGCTGGCCTGACGGGCTACTACCAGGCGCCTGGCACGGCCGGCGGTGCGGGTGGAGGTCTGACGCAGGCCCAGTACATCACCGCGCGCAGTCAGCAACTGGCAGGCATGGGCTGGGCGCCCGCGGCCGCCGCTCAGACCGCGTTGTCCGAGTGGAACCAGGGCCTAGCCCAATCGGGCAATGTTGCAGGCGGCATGCCAGCCGGTCTGATCCCGGCGTCCGCCGGCGCAGCACCGGGTGCGGCCGGCACGCCGACATTGGCGGCACAGTTGCAGTGGGCCAATCTGTACGGCCAGAACGCCGCGCCGACGGCCGGCCAGACCACGCTGGCGGCGCAGCAGCAGGCGTACGCGCAGCAGATGGGCGCAGTGAGTGCGGCGGCCGCGATGCAGGCCAATCCGTTCAGACAGGCCCAGGTGATCGGTCAGGCAGGCCGCATCCTGCAGGGCATGCCCACCGCGGGTTTTTCAGCACCGAATACCGTGGCGGGCGTGGGCACGGCCGGCGGCAACACCCAGGGCGGCATGGGGTACCTCCAACAACTGATTTCAGATATTCAGAGTCCTAGTGCCAACCAGACGACGGCGGATTCGTTTTTGAACCAGACGCCGACGCCGAATCAGATCGACTCGCCGAGCTTCCTGCGATCGACGCCCACCACGCAAAACCTGATTCTTCAGGCTATGCAGGAGCGCTACGGAATTGATCCAACGGATTCGCTGAAGCAGATCCAGAACACGCTCCCGCAATTCTCGGCGCCTAACACCGCGGGCACGATCCGGAGGGGGTGAGCGATGCCACTCAAGAAGAGCGCCAGTAAAGCAGCCTTCAAGGCCAACGTCCGCGAGATGGTCAAGTCGGGTCGCCCCGTCAAGCAAGCGGTTGCAGCCGCGTATTCGACGCAGCGTGCGGCGAAGGGCAAGAAGTAATGCCAGGCGATTGGGACAAGAACGTCCACCCCGACCTGGTCGATGACGAGGAGAGCTCGTCGTCCGAGACGTCGGCGCCCCGCCCTCGCGGTCGCGGGCGTGCCAACTCTGACGCGGCCCTCCCCGCGACGGCGGGCGAGGCAGTATCGGAAGAGCCTGTCACTGAGTCAGGTTCCGACGGCACTGCTGAGCCCGACCCGGCAACACCCGACCTCTCCTGGTTCGACCAGGTGCGGGACGCGAAAGATCCCGTCGAAGCCCTGCGGCTGATCACCAAGAATCTGCCGCGCGACCAGCTCGAAAAAGACGAGGTGATGTCTGGCGTCATCGGCGCGCGTGCCGAACGTCGGTTCAACGAGATCAAGGCTCAGCAAGAGCGCGCGGCGCAGGAGCGAGCCAAACTGGAAGCGGCCGCCAACAACGACCTGTACACCCTGGGCGAAATGACTCAGCGCGAGTTGCAAGGACAACTCGCGTCGCAGCAAGCCGCCCAGGCCGCCGGGCCGTTCATGGACGGCATCGTCCAGTTCCAGAAAACCCTGCCCGAAGCGATCCAGAAGAAGATCGCCGGGAAAACCTTCGGGGCAGGCAAGGGCTACGCCGAGGGCGTGGCAGAATACGTGGCAGCCATCGTCGACGAGGCAGTGGAGCTCGGCGTCAGTAAACGCGAGTCCGCACTGAGGAAATCGGTGATGAGCGAGATAAACGGTGACGAGCCTGTCCCTGAGCGCGACTCTGGTACCCCCGGTCGCGTCCGAGAAGTGACAGACGAAATGATCGCCGCCATGACGTTACGCGAGTATGAGGCGCTGTTCGACGAGAACGGTAAGCCAAAGCCAGGGGTACGCCATCGGTCAACCCGAGGGATCCCCGTTCGTCAACATTAGGGGGTCATTCAAGACAACCACATGGCAACCGGTGCTTAGTACGGTATAGGCACCTAACGCAGCTCAAATGCGGGGAAGCCCTAAGAGCCTTCGAGCCTGATTAGGGAAGAGTGCGAAGGATGGAGCAATGGGTAATCCGCAGGCGAAAGTTTCAGATATCGAGTACGGCTGGTTAGCCGGGTTCTTTGACGGTGAGGGTTCTGTGGTACTGACGATTCGTTCCAGCGCAGGCAAGAACGGTGGACCCAAGGTCCAGCCGATGGCGCTGCTCGCTGGGACAGATCAGGCAGCACTGGATGCCATCACGAGTATTCTCGATCGCGAGCAGATTGGGCATTGGGTGGGCTGGGGTATTCCGAAGGGAACAGCCCGAAATGGAAACGCCTACAAACGTGCCTGGGCTGTTCGTCTCGTGGGACTCAAACGAACCCAACGTTTCGTCGAATGGATCTTGCCCGCGCTGCAGACAAAGCGCGAGCGGGCCGAGTTGGTGCTGCAGTACATCGCAGCGCGTTTGGCTCATAGCGACTTCCGCACGCCGATTCAGCCCGAAGAATGGGCGATGGCGATGCAGATGAAATTGCTCAACAGCAAGACCCAGCCGTTTACTCGAGAAGTCACCTTGAACACCGAACCAGCCGGGCTCACTACAGAAGAGGCTCGGGTGCGTGGCATGAAGGGCCACGCCGTTCGGTGGGGTTACTCTGATACTAGCCTCAACGACCCCACGCTGCGCTTGCCCATCTGAGTGGGCAATGAAGGTAGAGTCTGCTCTTACATAAAAGTGTAAGCTAACAACAGGACCGAATTCGTAGATAAAACCATTTCAGATGGCGTTTTCTCCCCCGACATCTGGAGTAAGCAGGTACTGCGGGCGACAGAGTCGAACTTGCTCTTCGCAAAGTCAGTAAACCGAGGATTCGAGAACGACGCCAGCGTGGGCAAGACCGTCAAGGTCGCGAGCATTGGCAACCTCGCCGCTCGAGCCAAGACCGAAAACACCGCGATCGTGTACGAAACCGTTGCCGAGACGGCGACCACGATCACGCTGAACATCTGGTCGTATGCCGCATTGGGAATTGAGGACATCGTGAAGGTGCAGAGCATCATCGATGTCCAATCCGAATACCAGCAGAAGCTGGGCTACGCCCTGGCCAAGGACGTCGACACCAACCTGGCCGTGGACGTCGCCGGGTTTACGCAGACCGTCGGCACCCTGGGCACGGCGCTGTCAGACGCCAACGTGCTGGCCGCGGTGCAGTTGCTGGATAACGCCGACGCGCCCCAGACCGAAAGATTTTTCCTGATGTCACCGGCTGAGAAGGTGGCCAAGCTGGCACTCGACCGGTGGAGCAATGCGTTGTACATCGGCAACACCAACCTGCCGTCGAAGGACGGCCAGCTCGGCGACATGTACGGGCTGAACCTGGGCGTCACCACAAATTTAGTGAAGCCGGCTGGCGGCCAGGCCAACAATTTCATCGGTCATCGCGAAGCCATCGCGCTGGTGATGCAGCGCACGCCCAAGTCGCACATCTTTTATGACATCGATGTGTTCTCGTGGAAATTGGCCGTCGAAGAGATCTACGGCCACCAGATGATGCGGCCGACGTTTGGCGTGTGGGCCAAGGGAGTTTCGTAGACCGTGGCGACTGACACCTTCACCGAGCGGATGCAATCAAAAACGCTTGGCCGCTCGGACATCCCCCTGCGCCGCGGGCAGAACTACAACTACCCGCTCCGCTGGTGGGCGACCCCCAACGGCGACATCGTCCAGTTGCAGTCTGACCCCCAGAACCGCGCGTTGTACGCCGATCTGGGGTTTCATCTGTTGGCCGTCACCGCCGCGCAGGGCGACTCGCTGTCGGAAGTCGAGGAGTGGGAGCGGCTCGAGCGGCCCAGGGTCATCGCCGAGCAGCGCAAGCGGGCCAAGTTGATCAACGCGATCCGCAAGGCCGACCTGAAAGATCCCACGCTGGGCACCCTGATCGACGTCGAGACGATCGACTCGCAATCAACCGACGAGCTCGAGGCCACCATCCGGGATATCCGCGCGCACGGCGCGGTGATCCGGGTGGTCGACACCAAGTTTCGGGACGAGCCCGAGCCGAGCCTGCTGCGCGGCGTCGAGACGAGCGCCACCAACGCGCTCGAGGACCTGCAACGCAAACTGAGCGCCGACGGCGCCAGGGCAACCACGATCGAAGGCACCGGGAAAGATCCCATCGACGAGGCGCGTCGTAGGAGCAGGACATGAGTGAACCTGTGGATTTCGTTGCTCAGGCGAACCTGATGCACGAGCACGGCCCGGCGGTCACGCCGCCGAGCACGTTGTTTTTTACGTATCTGAAACCTGACGGTGAGTCGATCATCGCGCCGGCGACCAGTGCCGAGGTGTACCTGCGGGAAGGGTTCACCATCACGGGCGAGCAGACCATCGAAAGCCTGGAGGCGTATAGCGCCGAGCAGGCCGCGAAGGCGGCCCCGAAGGCGGAACGTGAAACGCACGCGCCCAGGGCTGAGCACGTCGAGGCGCCGGCTCGGCCGAGGTCCTGACGATGCCGCTCGACGGCGGCAAAATCGGCTCGCAGGTCGGGGCCGCGATGGGCTTGTGGACGCACACGCCCGTCGATTGGCGTGGGAACGAAACGGGTCAGGCGCCGCCTGGCCCGGCGGGGTGGCCGCCCAACGCCTCGGCCGCCACCGCGGTGTTTCCGAATGGCTCGCCCAGCGTGGCCACCGGTCAGGCAGTCAGCATCACGGCCATCTCGACGTCGGGCATCACCACGACGGGGGCCACCGTCAACTTCACCCTGTCGCAGTCCGCGTTGAACTGGATCGACTACGGCACGACCACCTCTTACGGCACGAGCAACACGCAGGGGTCGGGCACGGGTCCGCAGGTCAAGGCATTGTCAGGACTGACGACGGGCACGCTGTACCACTACCGGATTGCGGCGTACGCCAACGGTCTGACGACCTACTCGCCAGACGGCACGTTCACGACCAGCTAGGAGATGGTGATGCAGGACGACGACAACGCACTTGGCCAGGTGGCGTACGAGGCGTATTCGGCCAATACCGGCGGCAAGTCGCTGGCGAGCGGCGACAACCTGCCCGCGTGGGCCGATCTCGGCGAAGCCTACAAGACGGCGTGGATTGCGGCGGCGCGCGAGGTGGTCGCGAACGCCACCGAGCCCGTCGAGGAGCCTGCCGACGAGGCAGAGCCTGAAGCCACGGCGTGATCGACGAGCACGGTCGGACCGAGTACCTGAGCGTCACGGCGGCGCATCGGTCCGACTGCGCCTTCGGCCAGGGCTTTTTCCGCTTGACCTTTGGCGACCACGAGGTGCGGTACTGCCAGACGTGGGACGCTGTGCTGACGGCGACCAGGTTGCTCGAGGGCGTCGTGCCGGAGATCCGCGTCGAACGCGACGGGCACTGTCTGGACGGCGACTCCCTGATCGGGGATGCCAGGACGCCGGATGTCGTCGACGGCGAGTGGTGGCTGTCTCTGCCACGGGAGGACGCGATGCGTGAGCTCGGGCTGACCCGTGACGCCGACTATCGGCGGGCGTACGACGCGATCGCTGCCACGGTTTACCGTAGGGACAATCGCGCGTCCCAGGGCGGCGTGCGCGCCAGCATCATCATCAAGCGGCCAGGGGCCAGGGTGGTGAACGCGTGATCGACACGACGTTTCCGGTCAGTCAGGACCGCTACACCGACGGCGCGTGGCGGCACACGGGACGATTGCAGGTCAGCCGTCGTCTGCCCACGGGCGTGGTAGTGACGGTCACGCTGCCCGACGACTGGCAGACGCTGTCGGTGGCGGACGGGTCGATCACCTCGGCCAAGATTGCCGACGGCACGATACAGACGGTGGACATTGCCAACGGGGCGGTGACCGCGGCCAAGCTGGGGCCGGATGTGCATCCGACGCCGGCCGAGTTCAACGCGCTGGTGGCGCGGGTGACGGCACTCGAGGCACGGCCCGTGATCAACAGCCTCGACGACCTGGTGTATGGGCCAGCCTGAGTGATGACGCCGTCACTGCAGCCCGCTCCCCCGAGTACGCCAGCGCCGTCGCTCGAGCCCGCGGTGCAACCGACGGCCCCGGTCGTGGCGGTCGATCTCATGGGCGGAGGATGAGCTGATGGCCACGCTGCAGCAGTACCGCGCGACCTTTTCGGTCGAGGCTGGCCCGTACATCGGCCCGTCGTCGTACGAGGTCAGGGCGATGGTCGGCTCGACGACCAGCCAGCTCGTGTGTCTGGCCTATCCGATCATGTCGGGCATCCCCCAGGAAGACCAGTTGATCGACCGGCCGTTGTACCGCCCCAACGCCACCCAGCCCACCGACCGGCACCGTTACGTCATGGCGTACGACCCATCGACGGGCACCATCACGCCCGATCTGCCGTGGTCGGTCAGCCCGTTCTCGGATGGCGCGGGCACGACGTACGGGTTCCTCGAAGCACTGACCTATCACGACATGGAGCAGTACGAGTACCTGGACCTCGCGGGCGGTGGCCTGACCGGGGTCGGCGAACGGTTCGAGATCCTGGGTCCGTTCGACGCGCCGACCACGCACCGATTGATCAACGAGGGTCTGAAACACTGCTGGATGGTCGTCGAGGTGGCGTGCGTCCCGACCATCCTGACGACCCGACACGACCTGAACGTGGTGGCGCCGTGGCTGATCGACAGTGGCAACGTGCTGCAGGTGGGACTGCTGGCCGCAGGTGAGGACCGCAACCTGCAGGACCCGTTCGAACGCAGGATCATGGGCCAGGTCGAACGCGATGGCGGCCACTTTTATTTGAACACCCAGCCGCACACGTTCAACGACGGCGACCTGATTTTTCTCCGCGTGCTGAAGCGCGCGTATGACCACTGCCGGCCGGCGGGGGGCACGTTCGGCGATCAGGCGGGGTTGAGCCTGGAGAGCGACGAGGCGGCTATCGAGCCTGGGTGGGCGGCGTCCGCTGCGCTGGTGGCTGGCTGGCGCCAGTTCGGGCATCTGCTCGAGCCGGCGGCCAACCAGCGATTGATCCGGGACCAGGCCAGCGCCGTGGCGGCGTTCAACGACCTGGTCAGAGAACACCTCGTCGCGGACATGCCGCAGAAAAAGCTGTACCGCCAGCGCACATTCGGCCCAGGTGTCAGGACCGCCGGATGAGCCTGTACGCAAAAAGAAGCCCCTGGCCGTTTCACGTGCGGATCGACAACGTGGGTTTTCTGATTGGCGCGCCGCAGCCAGGGCAGCCAGCGCTGGTGTCCACCAAGACGGCCGACGTCGGCTCGGTGGCGCCGCCCGACTACTCGTACGCGGGGTCGAATCCCACCAATGATCGGGAAGAGCCGTTCCAGAATCTGACGCTGGGCCTGGGCCTCGCCCTGCAAGAAAAATGGGACGACCAGCGGTATAT